CGGCCCAGACCAGGGCGACCAGCGTCAGCACAAAATAGACGATTCGAGTCATGATCGAACGCATCTCGAATTCCCTTCAACGGCGCTTCGAGGCCCGCCCCGAGAGGCCCGCAATGGGGCGGGCGTGCGAAGAGCCGTCGTGTGTTACGCGTACTCGGCGAACAGCAGATTGCGCTTCGTCGCGCCGCTGCCGGCTTCGCTGAGACGTCGACCGATCGCCACAGCCGACAGGAACGTGCCGCTCGTGCCGTCGCCCGCCGTCGCCTGGAGCTGCAGGTAGCGCTCGCGGTTCTTGCGCAGGTCGACGCCGAAGACGAAGGCCTTGTTGTCGTCGGTGGCGCCGGGCTTCGTGGTCGAGTCCTTGACCAGTGCCGGCGTGCCGCCGAGCGTGGTTGAATTGGTTTTCGTGTCCGACTCCATGACCTTCAGCACCGCCATCTCGACGTCCGTCGCGCCGATGATGCCGACGAATTCCAGGTAGTCGCAGCCGGGGAAGTCGTTCTTGTCGATGACGAATGAATCGAAGGCCGCGTCATCTTTGATCGCGGCAGGTGCGATGGCGACTGCCATCCGGGTTTCTTGTAGTTCGTTTGACATGATCTGTCCTTGTGTCGTTGTGTGAGCTACGGAGGGGAAAACCCGCCCGGCGAACGCCGCCGGGCAGGCCAAAGGACCAATCCGCCGATTACGCCGCAGGCGTCACGAGACCGACGACGGGGCCGGCGTTCGTGGCATCACCCAGGCTGTGATTGTTGATGTCCAGCCGCTGCGTGCCGAGCACGGCGACCTGCCGCTCGATGAACTTCGCGTCGCGCGACTCTTCGATCATCAGCTCTTTGCGCCGGCCGTAGGTCGACGATCGCCGCAGGTCGCCGAAGAGGCAGGGCACGTGGCTGTCGGCGCCGGCTCCCGGCAGCGTCTGCGTGATCTCGACCGGGAAGCCGAGGAACTGCAGACGCGGGCCCTGCGCCGTGTGATCGACCGTGTTGCCGCCGCCGTCGTGCTGGATGTCAGCCATCACCGTCCAGAAGAACGCGCTGTGGCAATACCACTTGCCGTTGCGCTGCGCGTAGCGCGGCGTGTTGCCGACCATCTGCAGGAAGTCGTCGATAACCAGGCTGCCCCACTTGGCGCCGCTGCTGCCCGTGCCGAGCACCAGGCCGCCGCCGTCGTCGACGCCGTTGATCGTGGTCAGACGCATCGTAATGCCGAAGACGTCCAGGTCCGCCGGCGTACCGTCGCCCACGAAGCCGCAGTCGTCGATCTTCTCACTGAACGCCTGCACCATCTCCATCGCCACCAGCTCGCCAATCGACGCAGCGGCGTCTTCGCCCATCGTCTTCGGGTAGAGCACAAGGGCGTTCCATTCGTCGGCGTTCAGGTTGATGGTGTCGAACTGCGGCTGGCTGCCGGTCACGGCCGCGCTCTCGCCGGTCTTGTAGACCGTCACGCCTGACGTGCGACGCTGGAACGTCAGCTTGTCCGACGTCATGTCCATCGGGAAGGCATTCGCCGGCCAGACGCCGTACTCTTCGACCAGGCGCTGAATGCGGCTGCTGTACTCGACCGGGACCAGGCCGCCGCCGGCCGCCGTCGTGTCCGTGCCCATCGCACGCTGGTAGACGTCCTTGTACTCGCTCTTCAGCGCTTCGAGCGCCTTGCCGCTGCGGCCGACCGTGCCGAGCACGAACAGGCCGAAGCCGCGGGCTTCATCTTCACCGCTGAAGATGCCGCGATAGCGACCGCGATCATCCCAGGCGACTGAGCGGATCGCCTTCATCTTGTTTTCAATCGTCGATGGGATGCCCTTCATCTGCTCTTCGAGCTGTTGAATGGCGCCCTTCGCCTTGTTGAATTCGCCGACGGATTGCTTCACCTCTTCCATGAGGCTTTTCAGTTCGGGGTCAAGTGGCATGGTTTTGTTCCTTGCTGGCGCTGAGCGCCTCGCGCAGCAGCGCTTTGAGTTCGTGGTCACCCTCTGACTCCGGCTCAGGTTCGGGCGTATCCTGGCCGTGGACGTCGCCGTCATCGATGCCGTGGTCCTGGCTGCCGCGCACGGCTGCGGCGACGTCCTGCAGCAGCATGCAAAGGTGCCCACCAGGTCCAGCATCGAGACACTTGGCAATCGACCGCTCAACGGCGGTTTCGATTCGCTTTTCAAGTTGTTCGTCATCGCGCGGCGAATCTGCGCTGCGGCCGAAGCCGGCGGCGCGGATACGCGCCTCAGGGTTCGCGGGGATCAGCACCGCCGAGACTTCCAGCAGGTCCACGTCCGTGAAGACGCGCACGCGGCGCTTATCGCCTTCGATGTCCAGTTCGCGCATCTCCCACGCCCGCGTCAGAAACGCCACGCTGACCGTGTTCAAGTTCCCTTCCTTGTAGTCAAGCCAGCACTCTTCGCCCAGGCCGCGCGGCTTGAAGTACGCCCGGCCGATCAGGTTCGTGCCGACCACTTCCATCGACTTCCAGTGCCCGACCGTCGGCGGCTTGTCGCCGCTGGCGTCGTAGTGATGCCCGAACGGGAACGCCGGGTTGGTCATGAATGTCGACAGCGAATCCCGGAACGCGCTGGGCACGTCGATGACTTCGCCGTAGCGGTCGACGGTCATCGTCGAACACACAAAGTCGATCGTGCGCTCGTCTTCGTTGATCGTCCTGCGATCCGCGAGCATGCGCGTGTGCCCGACGGCGCCGACGGTCGGCGCGACGTGCCGCTGCTCGGGGTCAAGCATCACGCTGCCTGGTTGTCGCTGTCCTTGCTTGGGCATGTTTCGGCGTCCTTGCCTTGCGTTCGGTTGATGTCTCGCTGTGTGAGCTGCTCGTAGCTCAGGAAACCATGCTCGGCGTACCGCTGCAGCATGCTGCGCACGTTGTCGCCGGGGAATCGTGATATGGACGTGCAGCCGCAGTTGATGTCCTGGTCGGCCCGGCCGGTCGCGCGAGGATGCGGGCACATGATGCCGCTGCTGCCCGGCCCGCCAAGCTCGAAGGCTTCGCCGACCGGGATCGGATTCTCCATGTAATGCACTTCGGTGAACGCGTGCAGCCGCCGGCCGGTTTCCTTGCGACTCCAAAGCCACGCCTTGAGGGGAATGCCGGCTTGCTCCATGGCGATCGCCCGCGCCTCTTCCACGGCGCCGCCGATCTCCGTTTGCGCGATCGTCCTGGCACGGTTGCCGGCGACGTTGAAGGTGTGACGCACCGCGTCGGCAATCTCATTGACGCCGGCGCCGTCATCCAGCATCTCGCCGATCGTCTCCCGCAGATGCCGCTCGACCGTGCGATTCATGTCGGTGATGCGCACGTCGCGCCGCCGCAGCGCCGCCTGCACCTGCGGGGCGTCCGAGACGAACTGCGGCAGGTTCGTCTGCCCGGCGTCGGCCGCTTCCTGGATGACCTGCTCGCCGCCCAGGCGATGCGCTTCGCGGATCAGCTTGCCGACAGAGACAAGCAATGTCTCATTCGCCGCCGTGACGTTGAAGACGATCGACATCACCGTATCGCGCCGCTGATCGGCGCTGATCGACTTGCCTTCGACCTTCGGAATCGTCTCGTGCAGGCGCTTGAGCGTCTCGCCTCGAAGCCGGTGGAAATGCCCCTTGACGCGCTTTTGAAAGCGCGATTCCAGCACGCCCCACGACTGGCGCCACGCCTGCCACAGCCGGGCGAGCGCGGCGTCGGTCAGTCGACGCATCTTGTCTTCTGGAGATTTTCCAGGATTCTTAAAGATTCTTATTGATGTTTGTTGATTCCCGTCGACTTGTGTCGACACGTCGTCGCCGAGCAGGCCGTCGGGCACGGTCGACCCGTCCGGGTCGTCATCGCCGGGCAGGCTTCCGGCCTCTTCCTGGACGTCCACCAGGCCGAACGGCTTGTACCAGGTATCGCCCCACGGCCGCTTGCGGAACGGCAGGTCATACGCGTCGATCAGGTCATTGAGCGGAACGCCGCGTTCGCTCCACTTCGCCGCCTGTTCCGCGAGCTGCAGCGTGGCGCGTTGCACGGCCGGGATGCCCGACGAATCGAACCACGCATAGAAACGCCTCACGGAGCCGACAGCGGCGACTCTCGCCCGCCTGTGCAGCGGGCACGAGCCCTGCCGCGTCGTCAGCGTCCGGCGCGGTGCATCCTGCAGCGCCATCGACCGGTCCGACTCGTACCGCGACAGCACGGCTAGGCCCCATTCTTCGGCAAGCCGCGCAGCCCGAGGCATGATTGTGTTGATATACCACTGCTCTTGCGCTGCCTGCGCGTGAGCGTAGTTAGAATCCTCGAAGTAGTTGACGATCGGACCGGGCGTGCCGAACGCGGCGCAGATGTCAGTTCGCGCGAGCTTCTTCAGCTCAACAAACTCCATGTCACTGAACGTCGCCGCGATCTGCTGCCAGCTCCAGCCGCCGTAGAGGATCAAAGGCCGGCGACGGTTCCGAACACCTTCACGTTCAGCCATCTCTTCGCGAAGGTCGGTCATCTGGTCACTCGACAGCATGCCGTTCTCGTGAACCAGAGCACCGCTCGGTTCGACGCCATTGTCCAGACTCGCTTCGTTCGCCAGATCGGCCTTGAAGTACTGATTGATCGCCGACGCCACCGCCGCACGCGGACTCAGGCCGTTCAGCGGATTCGTCGCATCCTCGAAGTCCGGGTCGAGAATGACATGCACCTGCTCGACGACCAGGCTGATCCGCTGGTCACGCGTGGCGCCCATCGGCTGATACCACCAGCGCAGCACCTCGCCCGTTCGCCGATCCTTCACCGCCTCCATCTGCGTCGGCACCGCCGGCATCAGGGCGATCGGCCGATTCAGCGTGTCGAGCTGCATCACCCAGAACACGCGGCCGAACAGGTCGAGAATCGACGACGTCGCCAGCCAGAACGCCCGCCGCGTCATCGCGGGGTTCGGGCATTCGATCAGGTCCACCAGCGGCCCGCTTTCGAGCACCTGGTCTTCGCCGGTCGACACCATCAGCGGCATGCCGGCCACAGCCTCAGCTCGTGCCCGCACGCACGCATACACCGCCGCAACCTGCGAGTACGGCTTCGTCGGCCGATCGTCGCCGTAGCGGCCTCGACCGAAGAAGTGAGCAAGCTCGGCGATCGACAGCGTGCCCCGCACGACGGCGAAGGCTGCCTTAATCCGGCCAAAGACACTGAGCTGTTGCGTCACCGCAGCACCCCCTTCGCGCCGTCAACACCTGGCGCAGGTTGGTCACCTGAGGTAGTAAGAATCGGCGGGCGTGCCTTGCTCTTTGCCATTGCTCTCAGCTGCGCTTGTGCGTGGGGTCGACCTTGAACACTTCCGGTGGCGTGTGCCGATCCGGGATGCCCGCTTTGCGCTTCAGGTCCGACAACATCTCGTGATGTGAACGGTTCCGTTCGGCATCATCGACGCTAAGCTCCAAGCCTTCGCCGCGCTTGATGCGATGCAACGCCTCTGTTGCCTGGACGCGGTAGCTGCGCCGCATCGTTGGGTTGTTCTGGCATGCCTCGCGCAGAACCAAATACCAACGAATCCAGCCGGCGCCTGCGTCTTCACGGTGAATGCGTTCGGCTCGGGCGTCAACCTCAGCGGCCAAGAGTTCGTCACGATCACGATCAGCACCAGGCAGCTCCGTGTGACGTTTCCAGGCGATCGAGTCTGGATCGTGTTCGGATTTGAGAGTTGGCGTGAAGTCGCAGGCGGTGACCGCCAGTTCGTAGCGGGGGTCGACAAGATCAACTGGCCAGTCATCCAAACCGGCTTCAAACAGCAAAGCGGCGAATTGCATCAGGTCGCTCGCTTCCGCGAGGTCCAGCGCCTCAGTGATCCTAAGCAGCTTCAAACGAAAGCGACGCGCTGACTCCAACTGAATCACATCATCGGGGATGTCGTGGTACGGGGAATTTGGGGCGTCATCCGGCCCGTACTTATCATTGATTAGGTACTCGACTGGAACGTCTAGCGCCTGGGCCAGCGCAAGACATGTTTCGGCGCGAGGCGTCGCTCCCTTACCGATGATGTCGTAGAGAGCCTTCGCAGTGAGGCCCGCCGATTCGGCGACCTCTTTCGCGGTTCGATCTTCTAGCAGGGACGTCAGTTTTACTGTGAAGTTCGATGGATTTGCGGCCATGCCATCCATCGTACTCGCCGGTGATACTCGCGTCATGGGACGATTCCGTTCGTTGTTGACTACGACTTTAATCGATACTACACTCGTGTGAAATCGATGTCAAGAGGGCCTGCCTATGGAACACAACTAGACCGTCGCGGGATGGCGCAAGAAAACGCCCCCCGCCTGATCGTTTCAAGCTTGCAACCTTCCACGATCAAACGAGAGGCCCCATGAGATTACACGAAACCCCAGCCGCGTCCACGGCCAAGCCGGCGGGCGCCGCGAAGACAACCCACGTTCAGGTCGGACCCCATCTATATGAAATCACACTCACGGACGAACCCATCATCTTCAAGGGCAAGGACTGCCGCGGACTGTGCGACCCGATCAAGCTCTCCATCCTGATCAAGGCGTCGCTGCAGCCGTCGCGCCGCCTCGAAGTGTTCTTCCACGAGCTGGCGCACGCGTGGCAGCGCGAACTGGACATCGATCGCCGCAACAGGCACGACGAAGAGTCGTTCGCCCGCTTGGTTGCAGTGGGCATGATGTACCTGCCGCCGGCCGAGTTCGCGCGTCTGCACGCCTTCATCACGAAAGGCGGTGCATGATGTCGAAGATCGTCACCCGCAAGTACACGCAGGGCGCCCACTTCAATATTGAAGAGCCGCGCGTCCGCGTCACCATCGAGATGCCACTGTTCGCAGCCCGCCTGCTGCGGCGCTGGTCGCGCTACCAAGCCTGGAGCATGGGCGACATCATCGCCATGATGCTCATTGCCTTCTGCAAGTTCAAAGTGCCGGGCGTGAGCGGCAAGTTGAAGTTCCGCAGAAAGGGCTCAATGGCCTTCTGTGCTACGAAGCTCACGGTGATGTTCATGAAGTTTCGAGAGCGTCAGCAGGTCAAGCGCGACCTGCGCGCGGTTCGCCGTTCGCTGGAAGGGGGTGCTTCATGAAACCTCTGAATCATGACGCACTGGCGAAGGCCGATCCCTTCTACAGACTCTACAACGATCTGTTGATCCTGCAGGAACGCATCGAGCGGGCGTGCCACGACAACGCGGCAGGCGACAGCGCCGCGGAGATGGAGCACCAGCTTGGCCGAATCGAATCGGGACTCGGCGAGGCGTTGTGCGGCCTGGCCGACTGCTCGACCAGCGCCCGGCAGCGTGTCGCGATCACTTCCTATAAGGAAGGCGGTGGCGACGATGAGTAGGACCGCCAGACAACAGGCCGAAGAGCAGTCACGGCAGACGCTGCTGCGCTACCGGCATCGCAGCGATCAGATCGAAGCCGGCGTCCGTGACATGATCACCAACGCCCAGCCGCACCTTGAAGCGTTGCGGCAAGCCGTCAACAGCGGTTCGCACCTGGAACGCTGCGCGTTTCTCATCTCACTGCGGGCTTCAGATCAGGTACTGCTCGATCACGAAGACATCGACCTGCGTTCCTTCATGTACGGCTACATCACACGCTGCCTGGACGCCGAACCGGAAGGCGGTGCGACATGACCGCCGCCCTTCGACTCCACCACGAGACGCCACCCGTCGACCTGCGCGACTACGTGCCGATCGCCGACGCGGCCAAGGCGCTCGGCGTCAGCGCCGATCACCTTTCCCGTCAGTGCCGGCAGCAGCTCCAGGGCGCCGGGCATGCCATCCTGCACCCGCCGCCTGGCGGCGGCAAGCCGCAGTGGTTCGTCGCCCGCGCGTATCACCATCGCCTCAGCGGCAATAACCGGATGAAGCCGCGTGACGCCGAGGCGCTGGACCAGTACACCGGCAAGCAGGTGCGACTCGCCATGATGCGGGCGCAATGCGTCGACCGATTCGCCGCCCGGAAGACGACCAGGCGGGGCAAGGTCAAGGACTGGCTGCCGACACTGATCGCCGAACTGAAGCGCGACTTCCCCGACCTGCCCGGCGTCAGCAAGAGCGCCCTTTACAAGTGGGCCAAGCGCTACGACGGGCCGGCCGACCTGGAGCAGCTCATCGACGATCGCGGCGGCAACGGCCACGGCAAAGGCGACCCGGCCGCGTGGCGTTTCTTCACATCGCTGTACCTGGACGAACGCAAGTTCAGCCTCAAGCGTTGCTGGAAACTCACCAAACAGGAAGCGATGCAGCACGGCTGGTTGTGGTGCAGCCAGCCGTCCTGCCGGCGTCAACTCGACGACCGCATCCCGCTGATTCAGCAGGTCATGCACCGCGACCCCAAGCGCTACCGCAACGAATTCGAGCCGACCATCGAACAGCCGCGCGACCGCTATCCGGCGGGGCGGTGCTGGACGGCCGACCACGCGCAGATGGATTTCTGGTGCAAGTACGGCAACCGCGAGCAGCTCGTGCGCCTGTTCGTCACCGCCTGGATGGACTGGACGACGCGGAAGATCGTCGGCTGGCATCTGGCGCCCGTGCCCAACAGTGCGACCATCCTGGCCGCGTTCAAGATGGGCATGATGGACGAATCGAATCACGGTGGCCCGACGGACGTCATTGTCGACAACGGCAAGGACTTCGACGCATGGACGTGGACCGGCGAATCCAAGAAGGAGCGCAAGCGACGCGTGCTGAGCAAGGGCTACATCGACGAACCGCATTTCAAGGGCACGTTCGGCCTGTTGAGCATTCAGCCGCACTTCGCACTGCCGTACAACCCGCGCGGCAAGACATATCTGGAGCGATTCTTCGGCAAGATGCACGATCGCTTCGACCGGAACCAGGTCACCTACTGCGGCGCGACGCCCGAGGATCGGCCCGAGTCGCTCGCCCAGGTGCTCAAGGACCGCCGCAACGTGCCGACGTTCGCCCAGGTCAAAGAAGCGTTCGGCGACTTCGTGACCGGCTACAACCTCGGCGCGGACCACGACATCGACGGGTTGATCGATCGCGAGCACGGCAACGTCCGGCTGTCGCCGGCCCAGGCGATGGAGCAATGGACCGCCGAGCGCCTGACGCGCGCCGATGAGAACGTCCTGACGCACACCCTGCAACTCTTCGCACCGCCGGTCAAGGTGAATAAGCAAGGCGTGCGCGTGACCATCAGCGGCGCCACGCTGCACTACGGCCAGCACGACGGCGAGCTGCGCAGCGCCGCCAAGCGCGGGCGCCGCTTCGTCGTCGGCTACGACCCGCATGACCTGGCATGGGTCCGCGTCTACGAAGACCATGAGGCGTCACCGAACCGGCGCGGCAGATTCGTCACGTCCGTGCCGATCAACCTCGCGGCACACCTGCAGCTCGAAGGCGTGAAGATGACGCACGAGCACGTCCGCGAGATGATGCAGCGGAAGCGCCGGTTCAACAAAGACATCCAGTTCCGCCAGCAGAACCGGTTGATGGCGATTCGCTCAGACGAAGAGCTGCTCGCGGCAACCGCCGCCGAGATGGAGCGGCCGATTGAAGTCGTCGCGAAGCCCTTGAAGATCGTTAGAGGGCCGGTCGACGGGTCTTCGAGTCCCGATCGAAACCGCCAGAAGAAGGCAGCCGGCGCCGAGCACGACAACGTGCCGCCGGGCTTTCCGCGCATCGATCTTGCCGACCTTCGCGGCCAGTTCAGCGAAGACCCCGTCGACAATTCGCCGCCCGACTTTCGCGCTGTCGGGCGGATGCTCAACACGCACAATTTCACCGTGACCGATGACGACGTTGACGACTCCGACGTCTTCCAACCCTTTGACCCGAGCAGCTTGGAGTAGAGCCATGTCACGACATGAACGCACGCTCGGGCAGGACGCCCATATACGGATTCAAGGACGAATTCTCCCGACCGACAAACCCCTGACCGACGAACAGATCAACCAGGTCCGTGAGGACTTCGTCGCATACATCGACTGCCACGGCATCACCCGCATGGAGATTGCCCGTCAACTTGGCTGTTCAAACGACTTGGTGAACAAGTTCGCCAACAGCACCTATAAGAGCGACTGCGAGCCGATGGCCCGTCGCCTCAATGACTGGATGGAGCAGGACGCGCGGGCACGGCGAGCCGAGTTGCCCGACGTCTACGTCAGCACCTGGATCGCCGACAGCCTGCTCGGCCTGGCGTATAACGCGATCAGCGCAGGCATGATGGCTGCCGCCGTCGTGCCGTCGGGCTGCGGCAAGTCCAAGGTGCTGAAGATTCTCGCCCACAAGACCAGCGGCCATTATCTGTACTGCGACGAAGACCATACGGTCAAAGGCTTCATGGTCGATCTGACCAAGGCGATCGACGACAAGATGGGCACACAGGGGTCGGCCGGCCAGTTGAAGCGCAAGATTGTCCAGCGACTGAAAGGCACGCGGCAGCCGATCTTCCTGGACGAAGCGCAGCGCTTGCCCGAGGCGGTCTACAGTCGCATCCGTTCGATTCACGATCAGGCCGGCGTGTCGATCATCATGGCGGGCACGGATGAGATTCTGTACCGCATCGACGACCAGGCAGGCGGCAAAGGGCAGATGGCGTCACGCTGCTATCGATTCAATGCGATGGATTCGATCTACAACGTCGACGGCGACGGCGACGATCGATCCGCCGCGCTGCTGTTCAGTGAAGACGAGATTCGCGAGTACCTGGAACGGGTACACGTGCGCATCGATCCCGACGCATTCCAGCTCATGCACGCGCTTGCCTGCATCCCCGGTCGCGGCTGCCTGCGAACCGTCCGGGCTGTGCTGCGGCTGATCCTGCAGCGATGGCCCGGCGAGGCCGTCACACGCGATCGCATTCTGTGGGCGTTGCCGATCCAGTTCGGCGACGAAGGCTTGCACATGGCACAGCTCGCCAGCCGCGTCCACCAGTGGAAGCGACGACAGACGGCGGCGGTCAGATCGGCGTAGCCGGCCGTCTGGATCAAGGATGATCCAAGACGTCTTCGGAAAGGACTCTACATGACCTATAGCCTCGCTAATCACAAGGCCCGCGAAGTGCTGCGGGCCTTTACTGATGACCTGCAGCGCGGCGTCCGCAAGATCGAAAGCATGGGTATCCGCGTCGATCTGAGCGTCACCGTCACCACGAAGTTCGCCGAGACCGAATCGGACATCCTGGACGAACACGAAGCGGCGGCGGTGCTCGGCGTGCATCCGGCCATCGCTGCCGGCCTGGTCCGTTGCGGTGCCCTGGAAGGCGAGGAAATATCGAACCGTCGCTGCGTCATCAGACGGGCGAGCGTCGAAGCCTATTCAAAGGGCCGTCGACGGGCGCTGCCGCTGCTGACGCTGACCGAGGCCGCCGTCCTGGCCGGCGTTGACCGGGGAACCATCCGCAACCGTGCCAAACGCGCAAGGCTGAAGCTGTCGAAGCCCAAGGGCAAGTACGGAATCACCCTGATCGCCTGGCGGGACTTGCGCAAGATAGCGCCCGGCGTTGCGGATTTAGCACACTGATTGAACGGCGTTCTCGCGCCGTTTGCGCGCCGGATGCCGTTTGCTCACCTGCCCTGACAGGCTCAGAATCGCGATTCTAGTCTACGATCGCGCCACGGACTGCCCACAAATTCCACGATTGCTCTGCCGCGCTGATTTGCCGTAAGTGCTTGCAGTCCCGCGCTTTCCCATACATTCCTCTGTATTCCTGCCCGTCCACGTTTGGGTGACGGTTT